CAGAATCTAAGGTGAAAAGAGCGGAGCGACTTCGGGCAAAAAAGACTGCCCTTTGGGAGATTCTCGGGCCGTATTGTCGCAGGTGTGGGTACAATAAGAACACCGCAGCGCTTAGTTTTCATCATCTTGATCCGTCCCAAAAAGACAAGACACGGGATATTTTGGCCTATTGGTCGCAGGGATATCTTGATAAGGCCATAGATAAAATAAAGCAGACAGCTCATATAATTCTTTGTGCGAACTGCCATGCAGAGGTTCATTATCCAGAGTGTGTTGTGAAGTTTGCCCCGGGACCCACAAAAGTGTGAGTCCAAGGCAAATCTCACAAAATGCCAGTATCCTTCACTGGCTCCGAGATCAATTGGCATGATGGCGTTTCAGGCGGCGGACTCCTCATGGCGGTCCCCTTGCAGCGGTCTTGATCGTCGCCAGGGCTCGTATCATCGCCAAGGCTCCCTATTTCCGCTTACCTTCCCGGTACATCTTTCTGTTTTTCAGGGTGAAAATCGCTAATTTGTGCGCCCCCCGAATTGTCAAAGATCATGCTATGTTGGCTACCTTGTACACCCGTTTACATGGCTTGTCAAGAACTATTTTCTATAAAAACAGAAATATATTTTATGTGTGGTGAAATTAAGGGGTTATAAAAAAAATAGTTTGACAAGGGTGAAAAAAGCTGTATCCTAAAAACCATGAATGAACCGATTCAGGTTATAGGGCAGTTCAGTTCTGCCAGAACCCTTGCAACAGGGGGTGTTCGTGTCTCGATTGATATCCCGGAAAAACTCATTAAAGATTGCGCGGTTGTATCAATGCTGGCCCTGCAGCGGCAATGGAGCCGGATAACTCTGGAAGATTATGACCAGGACAAACCCACCGGAAAGACAAAAAGAAAGCCGGGTTCGGCAACTTAGTGATCGAGAAGAGGCATTTTGCCAGGCGATTCTTATTGGAAAGTCAAGAACGGAGGCATATTCAACCTCTGGATATTCCACTATATCTAAAAGCGCAATCTATAAAGGGGCGGATAGATTGTCCAAATGTGTCCGTGTCATCGCCCGGCTGGCGATTCTCCGTAAGCAAAGAGAGGACCAATATGGGCTCAATGCCGAGAACGTCTGGAAGCAATGTGCCGCGATCCTTAATGCAGATGCACGAAATTACTCAAAATGGGGACCTGCTGGTGTAACCCTTAAAGATTCCTCGGAACTTACTGAAGCCCAGGCTCTTGCAATCGAAGAAATCTCTGAAACCGTCACAAAAGATGGCGGCACCATTCGTTATAAACTGCATCCAAAGTCAAAAGCTCTTGAGATTGGGGCAAAGCTTTTGGGGATATTGATTGAAAAACAGCAGATTACGGGTAATGACGGAGGCCCTATCGCTTTTACGGATCTTGATCGAGCCACTAAGCTTCAAAGGCTGATCGCACTGGCAAAAAAGAAAGCTGCTAAAGATGAGAAAAAATAAATCTCCGACAAGATCTTTTATTTACTTTACTTTACTTTAAGGCAATTTGGCGGAAGATATCGAGAAAACTCCGGAAGAAATGGTATAACCTCCGGAAGAAAGAAAAGCTAAACATGAGTGAAGCAGCGAGAAAGATAGCGGAATTAGCCGATATGCTCAGTTATCTGGATGATAATGAAAAAAAAGAGCTGGACGATATCCTTCGCGTAGAGCTGCCGATTTGGACGCCTTTAACCGGACCACAAACCGCTGCATATGAGACGCCTGCTGATGTTCTGTATTATGGAGGAAGTGCAGGAGGTGGAAAAACTGATTTATTACTTGGGCTTGCATTGGTCGAGCACTACAGCAGCATCATATTCCGCAGGCAAAGCACACAGTTAATCGGGATTCAAAGCCGGCTGCTTGACGAAATTCTCCACAGCCGTAAAGGATGGAACGGCCAGGAGGACATTCTCCGCTTACCCAGCGGGCGCAGAATTGAATTTGGATCATGCAACAACCCTGGGGAGGAAGATAAATATCAAGGGAGGCCGCATTCATTCAAGGGATTTGATGAGATATGTCACTTCCTGGAATCTCAATTCCGGTTTTTGTCTGGATGGAAACGAAGCACGGTAAAGGGGGAGCGGCAACGGATCGTGTGCGCGGGGAATCCTCCCTTAACTGAAGAAGGACGGTGGGTTGTAAACTATTGGGGACCATGGCTTGATCCTCAACATCCCAAGCCGGCGCTTCCGGGAGAACTCAGATGGTTCTCGACCATTGCCGGAAGAGACGAGGAAGTCCTGGATGGAACGCCGTTTAAGTATAAAAATGAAACAATAACGCCCTTATCCCGGACATTTATCCCATCAGCAGTACAAGACAATCCCTTTTTGATGGAAACAGGCTACGAGGCAACGCTGCAGGCACTGCCCGAACCCCTGCGTTCGCAGATGCTCATGGGCGACTTCCGGGCTGGAACGGAGGATAGCGCCTGGCAAGTCCTCCCCACGGCATGGGTTGAAGCCGCAATGGCGAGATGGAAACCCGAAGGCGGGCAAGGCCGGTCCATGGACGGAGTCGGCGCCGATGTTGCGCGAGGCGGGAAGGACAAGACTTGCGTATGCACTCGGCACGGCAACTGGTATTCGACCATTCACACCTGGCCCGGCAAAGACACGCCTGACGGCGCCACTGCTGCCGGCGTGATCATGTCAGTGACCCGAGACAAAGCCCCGATTCATGTAGACGGCATCGGCATTGGGGGTAGTGTCGTCGATCATCTTCGCGAGAACAACATTCATGTCGTCTCAATTATCGGTTCTGAGAGCCCGCCCGAGCTGGACGGCGAGTACGATAAGGGCACCGGGAAGCTGAAGTTCAGGAACATGAGATCCTGGATGTATTGGCGTTTCCGGGAGAGCCTGGACCCAAAGACCGGGGAGAACATAGCCCTGCCGCCCGACTCTGAAATGAAGGCCGATCTTTGCGCCCCCCACTGGAAGCTGACAACCCAGGGCATCATCATCGAAGCGAAGGACGACTCTCTGGATGCGCGAGGCAATGTGATCCCGGGCCTTTGCAGGCGCCTCGGCAGGTCCCCTGACAAGGGCGATACGGTGATCTACGCTTCAAGAATCACCCCAAAGATCTTCTTGACAGGGCAGAACTTTAGGCAGAAAGTGCGAAAAGGAAGCTGGCGTTCAGTTTAAGGAGGGCAATGGAATGGCAAACATATCGTATCTCGGCGGTTTGAAAAAGGAATTTCATCACATCAAGGTCCCCAAAGAGGGGCAGGAGGACTATGAGCCCGCCATGGTGATCCTCAAAGAGCAGTTGAAGGGAAAGAGTTTCATCATTCCCCTCGAAAGCCTTTGGAAATACATCGATCCCTCAAACAACATGGACGCCGCCGTGCAGGACAGGCGCTCTTTCGCTATTCTCTTTGGCTCCTCGCAGTTCAAGATGAAGATGGCCCTGACTCCCCAGGACAAAGCTCAGGCGAGTGCAGATATTTCCTGCTGCCTTGTGGCTGAAGCCCTTGCGCGAGGCATGGGATTCCTTCTCTGCACGGCCTGGAATCTCGCAAAGATCATGCAGATGATGGAGATCACACCCAACCCACAGGCGGCGGCCCAGCTCCTTTTGTGGATTCAAGACGGACTTGACACGCTCAAGAACATGCCGCCATGCCCCGAGAACGATGATGTGGGTGTAGGCGGCGGGATGGAACTCTTCGCAGACGGGAAGAAGATCGGCACCAAGGACATGATTATAACCGAGACGGATCTGGCCGAGGAGGCCACCTTACAGTAACGAACGACCGCCGCGCAGGTGGAGTGAAGTGCGGCGGGAGGACGGACAGGGCGACTCCACGGAGGATTGAACAATGGCATTAGTAAAATTGGCAAACATGGCCGAAATCGCGACAGCGGTGGCAGTTCACGGAACCATGGGTTACGTGGGCACCAATCTCGGAAACCTTTACAGGGTCGTGCTATCCACCGGGGTTTATACCCTGATTGATGGCGTAAACGCAAAGATTGTGGCGATTACTGTAGCCGACCCGAAGATTTATCTATCAACAACCAAGGGGGATATCTACAGTTACACAATCGACGGGACGGCGGACAAAGGGGCAGTGATAAGTCTGGCTCCGGGCATTTACAATGCGGGTCTCAAGATCCACACCC